TTTATTCAATTGATAATAAACCCGTTGTAGCAACAAGCACAGCAGACAATTATTATATAAAAGAAACATATAATTCTGTAGATTTTACTGATGTTATGAATACAATTCAAAATTATGCTTTTTCAGGTAGCACCGCACCAAATTTTACTGACCCAATAATTGTTCATTTGAGGTTTATGTCTAATAATCAAAATATGTACACAAATTTAGCAACACTTTTTAAATCTTATGATTCAATATTATTAGGAAAAGAATATAGTTATGAAACTGCTGGACATAACTTAGGCGGTCAGCCTTTGCTAAATTTTATGAATAAAGTTATTCTTATTTTTGACCGAGACAATACGGCATTTTTAGAAAATAAAGATTTAATGGAATACGTTAATATGACAAGTAATTCTATATTTATGAGAGCATATAGTTATTATGATGTTAAAAATAATCCAGATTTAGATGAATTGAGAGAATATAATAAAAGAAACATGACAATTGTTTTTCCAGATAGTGGGTCCAATCCAGCAAATCCAAATGGTGTTTTATCTCAAGATGCTGGTTGCCAAATGGTAGCAATGCGTTATCAAATAGTTGATAATTATTTAATACAAAACACAGCATTTTTTGATAATTATACATATGCTTTTTGTTTGAAACCACAAGACTTAAGATACCAACCAGTAATAATACCTGAGGCAACACCTCAAGACCCAGCCTTATCATATGCTACTAGAAATGTTACAACTGATTTTTATAGTTTTGATTTTTAAATAACTTAAATAATATATACTTAAAAAATAAATATCTATTATTATTAAATGGGATTATTTCAATCAAAACCTAAAGCTGAGGAAGGACCGAAGGTTGAAGAAATGAAAACTCACGAAGAAACCAAAACTGTCGATGAAGTAACAGAGTTTGAAGAGCCAAAATCTGACGAAGAAGTTAAAACTGCTGATGAAGTAAGGGAATTTGAAGAACCTCATGAAGAAGTTAAAACCGCAAGAGAATCTGATACTTCTGAAGAAACTAAGTCCGCAGAAGAAACTAAAAAGAAAAGAAAATCAAGAAGAAACAAAAAAGCGGCAGATTTATCTTCTTGATTTTCTGTGTCTTCTTGATTTTCTATATCTCCTTGATTTTTTATGTTTCCTAGATTTTCCTCCATACGGAACTGGTGTTTGTGGTTTTGATGGTCTTGGTGTAGGTCTAGGTCTTTGAATCATTTGTTGTTGCATATCGTGTGCTTCTTGTAAACCTGGTTGAGGAGGTAAAAAATCATCCATTTATATATAATACATATAATAATATATACTTAAAAAATAAATATATATTATTAAAATGGGGTTATCATATTCAAAGACAAAACGAGTAAATTATGACTGTATAGTTTGTAAACAAACAAAAGAAGTACCGAATTTAATTGGAAAATTTATTGTAATAAATGAAACTGAGTATCAATGTAATTCTTGTAATACTATTTTTAAAAAAGATTTTTGTCAAATATGTAAAAAACCTAAAAGAATACCTCATTTAGCTGGAACTTTTTTTGAAATTAAAAATGATTATAATTGTAATTGTAAAAATATATAATTTTTACATATATTATAAATAAATATTTATAATATATATGAAACAAAAAATTTGTAAGGATTTGTCTTTTCAAGATTGTGAATTAACAATTCTAAGAATGGCAGTTGACAAAGCGGAAGAAAAAATAGGTAAACGAATTGTAAATTCAGAAGATGTACAAAAAATAATAAAAATAGTAGAGAATTTTATTAAAAGAAAAAATTTAATTTGTTACGGTGGAACAGCAATTAATAATATTCTACCAAAAGAAGACCAGTTTTATAATAAAGAAGTTGAAATTCCAGACTATGATTTTTTTACAGTAAACGCATTAGAAGATGCAAAAGAATTATCTGATATTTATTTTAAAGAAGGATTTACAGATGTCGAAGCAAAATCCGGACAACATCATGGGACATTCAAAGTTTATGTAAATTATATGCCTATTGCTGATTTAACTAATACGCCAAAAGAAATTTTTAATGCTTTAAGAAAAGATTCTTTAAGAGTAGCAGGCATTTTATATGCTCCACCCAATTTTTTAAGAATGTCAATGTATTTAGAGCTTAGTAGACCAGCAGGTGATACTAGCAGATGGGAAAAAGTTCTTAAAAGATTAACTATTTTGAATAAACATTATCCTCTAGTTTCAATAAATTGTCATAATATTAATTTTCAAAGAGAAATGGAAGACTCATCACATGAAGATGAAATCTATGAATCAGTTCAAAATACGCTTGTTAATCAAGGGGTAGTTTTTTTTGGAGGATACGCTTTATCACTTTATTCTGAGTATATGCCCAGAAAGTTACATACAAAATTAAAAAAAATTGCTGATTTTGATGTATTGTCAAATGACCCAGAAATAACTGCCGAAATTATTAAAGAACGTTTAAAAGATATTAATATTAAAAATGTTAAAATTTTAAAAAGACAACCAGTTGGTGAAACTGTTCCGGAGCATTACGAAATCAAAGTAGGAAATGATTCAGTAGCTTTCATATACAAACCAATCGGATGTCACAGTTATAATGTAATTAAACATAATGGTCAAAGTGTTAAAATAGCTACAATTGACACTATGTTAAGTTTTTCATTAGCATTTTTGTATACTAATAGACCATATTTTACTGAATTTTCTGATAGAATTTTGTGCATGTCTAAATTTTTATTTGAAGTACAACAAAAAAATAGATTAGAACAAAAAGGATTGCTAAGACGATTTAGTATTACATGTTATGGCCATCAAGATTCTATTGAAGAATTAAGGGCTGAAAAGGCGGAAAAATTTAAAGAGTTAAAAAGTAAAAAAGGCACAACTGAATATGATGAATGGTTTTTAAGTTATCGACCAGAAGATAAAAGTGAAAACAAAACTGAAGAAAATATTATTACTAAAAAAACAACTCCAGCAAATGAAAAAAAGAAAAAAACTGTTAAAAGCTCTAAAAAAAAGAAATATGTATTAAATTTTTGGGGAAAAAATAAAACTAGTAAAAATAAAAAAAGAATTTACTAATTTAATATTATATACAATAACTTTGTAATAAAATTACATATGTCTCATATGTTATTTTTGATAATATTTTATACAGTGTATAATCTTTAATTTTATGTGGTATATATTTTTTTATTAAAAAAACTAAATATGTAAAATAAATCAAAAATTTTTCTATAATTGTTTTAAAAAAAATTCTGACTTTACTAAATATTGTCCAATCATTAACATAACTACACATATCTGTATTTGTTTGTTTAATAAAAAAGTTGTGTATATCTAGTAATCCACTTAAAATTCTATGAAAATTGGTTTTTTCATTTTTAATATTTATTAAATATTTTATTTTATCGTATCCAAATAAATCTAAATATAATATTTTTCTATCGTTTCTAATTTTAAATACATATGGATTTAAACCATCAATATATTTATTTTCAAATAATATATTTCCATCCATAAAAAACGGAATATAACTAGATTTTATTATTGTATTTATTATTTCTTCTTTATTTTTATAAGTACATTTAACTTTAATTTTTCTTTTTTGTATATTTGTGTATGTAATATATAATTTATTATTTACTTTACTACAAATATCATCAGGAATTTTATCTTTTAATATTGAACGAAGGATTGAACTAATATTTAAATTATAATTTTTTTTTAGTTGTTGAAAAATAATTCTATAAAAACTTTCAGAAATATCTAAACAATCAATTATGTATATAAAAGCAACAATAGAACCTATACTACATCCAGATATTCTACATATTTTAATATAGTTTCTTTTTTCCATTTCTTTTAAAAAATACAAAGCTCCAATTAAATAGCTACCATTGAAAATACCACCGTCTAATACTAAATCTAAATTTATAGGATTTTTAGTGTTTTTTAGTTCATCTGGTAAATTTTCAATAAATTTTTCAACATATTCATTTATCATTATATATACTTTTTAAAAAAGTATAGCAAAATAAACTTTTAATGTTTATAAACAATTAAAATTTGCCAAAATGTGTTGTTATCTTATTTAACATATAAAATAATAATCCAAAAAGTATGCTAGTAAATAAAAATCCATTAATATTTAAATTACCATCAGTTGAAAAAAGAATAGGAAAATAAGTAAACAGATTTTTTCTGAAAAATGGCAATTGAAATAAAAAGTATAATACTGCTAATAATAAAGGAGTTTGAATTTCATTATACATATCATCAAGTGAATTTGCGTTTTGTGCGTTTCTATTGTAATTATTTATCATATCCTCATTTGTTTCATAATTTTTAATATAATCTGGTTGTTGAGGAATCTCAGGGACATAATTTGGTTGTGTGTATGGGTCAGTTGTAATACCACTTGTGCTCATAGGAATATCCCTCGATGGTAATTGAGTAACACCAGTAATACTAGCTTGTTGAAGTCCATTTACAATTTGACTTATAGTAGTTTGGTCTAAACTTATTCCAGTATTATTTTGAGATGGTTGATTAATTTCACTAGAACTTATAGATATATTATTACTAACATTACCTCCTCCTGCTGGGTCAGTTGGCAAGTCTAAAATATTAGTTGTATCACTCATAATTATTATAAAGAATGATTGATTATAGTAATTACGCAAAATTTATTATTTTTTTATTTTTATTACATTTTGTTGATTCAGGCACATATTTATAACATTTATTATCATATTTATGTATTTTATCTTGTATTTGGTTTAAATGCGGAGCGTTAAAAATTAAACATTGTTTGTCCTTACAAACTGTTCTAAATAAAGAAGCTAAACCAAAACCTAATAAAATAGACATTAGATATTTTCCTGTTTCCGTGTGTACAAATTTTCCTAGATGCATTGTTAATATAATAAAATATTAATAAAATATTAATATAATATTATATTAATATTAATTACTAATTTATGAGGCTTGTATTGGTATGCTCATTATTTTTGATTCATCTGATGGACAACTAACCTCGACTTCTTTAAAATAAAATCAATTATCAGCATTATCTTTAAACAAAACTTTATCAACATTTTCTGGTGATGGATAAATTAAAATTTTTTTCATTTTGGGTCCTAAAACATAAATAAAAAATAATCCTATGGCAAAACTAATTAAAAATACAGGGATTGATATGTAGTTTAGTAACATTTATAAATAATATACATATTAAAATATTATCTGGAGCGTTATTACTTTATTATACCTAACGTCCAATTAATTGAGACCTTACAGGATAAAAATAATCATAAATCTTTTCTTCAAGTCTACCCTTAAACCACGTATCTGCTAGTTTTTGAGTTACATTATTACCTGGTTTACCAATCCTTTCTAAATCTTTTAGATAGTCCATAATTAATCCTTTATAAGTATTAGCTACTTCATTATAATATTCATTACCAAAATCAAATGAACCATCAGCTAATTTTCTAGGTGGAAATATAATATTTCTAGGATATATAAATTTA